ACTACAAAACAATGGGGTAGAGATCCTTCGCTTCTTCCTGCTAGTATAATTCGGCGTCTACCTGTTCGGTTTACATATAACAACAATTATTTCAATGATACTTATCAAGGCATACCTAAATATGGGTATACTAGATTATTTGAAAACCTATTAGATGGTATAGAAGTAGAGCTTGATGTTGATTTTTTTAAACATAGAGAAAAACTGGAAAATATATCTAAAAGAATAGTTTATACCGGACCAATTGATCGTTTTTACGATTATGAATATGGAAAATTAGACTATCGTTCATTGAGACACGAAAATGAAATATTACAGAGAGAATCGTTTCAGGGCAATGTTGTGGTTAATTATACAGACCTAGAAACAGATTACACTAGGATAATAGAGCATAAATTTTTCCATAAAAATATCAAAACAGATTCCACAATTATTACTAAAGAATATCCAGCAAAATATACCGGAGAAAATGAACCAATGTATCCAGTTAATGATAAGGAAAATACAGAGAAACTTTCTAGATATCAAAAAATTTCACACAGCCTAAAGTATATACTTGGAGGAAGACTAGCAGAATATAAATACTATGATATGAATCAAGTAGTAGGTTCAAGCTTAAAATGTGTAAAAGATATATCATCAGAAGATTAGGTATTTTTGAATTATTAAAATTGACGATGATTGTTTTTGTCGTATGTTAAAAAAGTTCCTATTGTATATCTAGTACCTTTTGTGATTTTTTTAACTCCATGAAGATATTCTAATGTTCCTGGATGTATTGCGGTATATCCAGTTTTTGGTTTTATCTCAATATTTTTATTCGGATAATATAGGGTTCCATCTTCAAAATCTTCATTCAAATAAGTTACTGTACCAAAGTCTCTCCAATTAAAAATATGTGTGCTTCCATCAGGTTCTTCTGCATCGGCGTGTGGCAATAATTCAAATCCTACTGGCCACCTACATATAGATAAAGTGTCTGGATATAACGTTTTTTCTATTTTTGCTGTTTTGATTAATGTATTCAATGTGAACTCTAGCTGTTTTCTCATTATGTCCTTAATTTCATCGTCTTGTATTTGTTCAAAAAAAATGGTTCTTCCATTCCAATAAGTTTGTCTATTTGCGTTTTCCCCTAATTCTCCAAAATCATCAATATGGCTATTTATGTAATTAATTAATTTTCCCGCATTTTCTAGCGCAATTTCATTTTTAAAATATAATGGAAACATTATAGGTCCTCGTTATTGATAGTAAGTAAATATCGAATCATAAGTTTTTATTTATTCTATCTAGTTTTGTTTGATGGTCACAAAATTTATTTCCGTAGATATCTTCTCCATTATAATATCTTCTTCCATTACCTCTTGGTTTATGCTTGTCTTTTTGTGATCTTTCCTCGCCAAAATCTTTTCCGCATTTTCTTTCTTCTTCTATTATTTTTTCTTCAAAAATTTCGTTCGCTGCCATTATTTCAAATTGATCAATAAAATGTCTAGGATAAGGCAAAACACATCCTAGTATATCTCCCTTTTTTACTTTTATTTTGTAGTTTGGTCTTGTGATTCTTGTGTTAAAACTAAAATCTCTTCTCAAATTGTCTGTTTCAATAACCCCAGTCATGCAATATAATCCATCTATATAATTATTTGGAGTATTAATAGTTATTAAATTCACTCCAGGAGGAGTTCTCAAAGTAAAAGTAGTTTGTATAGTAAAAGTACCCATACCGAAATGTGGCTTGACAGATTGTAATGGTTTTTCCCAATTGTATTTATTTTTATCGTCTAGTATATTAATGCTCACATCTTCAGGTTTATCGCCACCATTCCATTCTGCTTCAAAATTCCAATAGCTCTTAAGAACAAATCCATATTGATTACCCATAAATAAAGGTAGACAATAATAAGCGTGTGGCACAAACCACTCTCTTTTAAATTGCCCTCTAAGACTTCCAAATATGCTATTTAAATATTCTTTCGTTTGCCATTTTTTATCATGAGATATTGCGACAATAGTATTATTTGGTATATTTAACATGATAGTTTCCTCTCTTTAATTTCCTATTCTATAATAGATAGAAGTTTATTTTTGAGCAATGGTGTATTTAACATTAATAATTACCCCATAGAAAGGCCAATTTATGTACTGGGAAATAGAAATTCCGATTATTGTTAGGTCTTTAATCAATGATCTCGGAAATAATCCTACTTATTCTGACGATAGGATTTTGCAGTTGTCTGTTGTTGCTGCAAGTTATGTAACAAAAGAAGTAAATCTATCTAAAAACTATAATGTAGATATAGTAAATGTCGATATTATTCCTGATCCAAGCGACAATACTACAAGAGATACTGACTTTATAAGTTTTATTTCGCTAAAATCTGCATGTTTATTAGATCAAAGTACATTTAGAACTAAAGCAGCTCTTGAAGGAATTCGTACAGCGCTTGGTCCAGCGAATTTAAGCGTTGCTGGTAACTTAGCTGGCTATAAAACTATTCTTGAACAGGGACCATGTAAATTATATGAACAATTAGTATTAGATCATAATATTGGTAATGCGACAGCAGTAAGAGCTGTTCTGAGTCCTTTTGTTGGTAATAATTTTGATCCTAGATATTTACTCAGAGGTTCGTTTAGAAGTACAAACGCAAATGATTTTTATTCATAATTATGATAGACTTTCCAAAACTACAAGAATTATACAATCAACAAATGGATACATTGCTGGCCAATACTGGCCTAGCAACAAAATGTCTATTAAATTATGGCGTTACCAAAAAAGACCTTTGTCCCAATTGTATCTATGATCCAAACCTAAAGAAATCTGCCAATAAATATAAGACCGGAGGTCCTAAGCCTTTCGTTAATGGTAGGATTTGTCCATATTGCAACGGAGCAGGATTTCATGGTTTAGTTAAAGTTGAACCAACATACCTAGCTGTGATATGGGATTACAAGTATTGGATCAACAAGCCGATCAATATACAAAACCCAACCGGTTTTATACAAACAATTTGTAGCAAAGCATTGCTTGACAAAATTAAAAAGGCTAAAGACTTAACTGTTATTTATTCAACAAATAATAATAATCCTCTTTTTAAACTATCAGAAGAACCAAATCCTGTTGGTCTAGGAGATAATAATTATCTGATATGTAACTGGGAAAGAACTGGAATTAGCAATATTACAGAAAGTATGGTTACTAAGCCTTTAGTAGGTTATAATAGCGTTAATTATGCAGGACCGTTAGGCAATATTATGTTCGATGTTGGTACTAATGGAGGACCAAGCGCATATGGAACATATGACCAAAATGGTAATGCTGAAGAATGGACAGGAACTAGAGATGGTAACACACTTCCAGTAAAAATAAAAGTAGGAGGAGGGTATGCTGGTAGCACTGCAGAATCTTTATACAAAGGAGATATTTATGGAGCTGCAGACTCTGGTGTTAGATACAGAGGATTTAGATTAGCTTCTTTAACAAATCCAGACAATTACGATAATTTTCTTTTAATAGAGGATAAATACAACAAGCCAGATGTCAATGGTTATGGATCTGTAAATTATGACTATTATATTGGAAAATATGAAATAACCTATAGTCAATGGTGCGAATTCATTAATAGTGTAGCGTCATATACAACAGATTCATCTCTAAGCACAAATTTAGACACTGGAATATCTGATCCAGGAAACTATGGAGGCAACCCAGTTATCACCTCTGATACATATCAATTATTAAATAATTCTTTCTTGAGCAGAACAAACTATATTGCTCCAACAGGTTTTCCTGGTAATTATGTATTTACAGTCCAAGAAGAATACCAAAATAAACCAGCCACAAATATGGACTGGTTAGATGTGCTTAGGTATTGCAATTGGCTTCATAATGGTAAACCTTCTGGTTATCAAACTATCTCTAATGACGGAAGCACACCAAATACAAACACAACAGAAGCCGGAGCATATTCTCTTAACGGAGTCACTAGTTTATCTACTTTCATAAACCACACTTCTTCTGCAAAATATAGACTTCCTAATGTTCACGAATGGTATAAAGCTGCTTTTTATAAGAATGATCCATTAACAATGAATACATTGTGCTCTACTTCTGATGCTGGTTATTGGGACTATGCGACACAAAATAATGCTATTCCGATTGTTAAAAACACCGGATCTGTTGATGATGTAGCCATGATCTTAACCTATAATACAACATTAGATTCTGGAAATAATATCGTATTACCTTTGTCTAATCCTGTAGACATTGTTGTGGATTGGGGAGATAATTCTATTTCTAGTTTTGATGTTGACGGACAAAAAGAACATGTATATGTTTCTGGAGGAGAATATACTGTCAAGATTATAGGAAATACAAAACAATTTAACAATAAATTAGCTTTTACTAGAAACGATATATCGCTTTTAGATAGTCATCAATCTAAATTATCTAAATGCATACAGTTTGGTGCTGTTAATCTAGATAGCTTAGAAAAATTCTTCTATGGTTGTAATAATTTAACACAAGTTCCCACTAAAATTCCTTCTAGTGTTTCTAATCTTGATAATACTTTCGCCTATTGCGTAAGGTATAATGGCGCAGAAGTTGGTCAATGGGACACATCAAACATTACTAGTTTTGATGGGACATTTGAGTATGCTAGCATTTTTGATCAAGATATTTCTAGTTGGGATACTAGCAATGCAACAATATTAAAATCATGTTTTAGATATGCTTATGATTTTGATCAAGACATCACATCTTGGGATACTTCGAATGTTACTGATATGTCTTCTTGTTTCTATAGTGCGATTAGCTTTAATAAAAGTCTAAATTCTTGGGATACTAGTAATGTGACAGACATGGGAGCTATGTTTGCTGGGGCGTATTCTTTTAATTCTAATATCAGTAACTGGGACACTAGTAATGTGTCAAATATGACCTATATGTTTTCTTTTGCTGTGCTTTTTAATCAAGACATTTCTCAATGGAATATTTCCAATGTTGAAGACACTAGCTTTATGTTTGGCGCCAGTACTTTTGATCAAAATATTGGGTCTTGGGACACTAGTAGCGTTGTAAATATGGAAGGTATGTTTAAATCAAACATTGTTTTTAATAGAGATATATCAAATTGGTCAGTTAGCGGCGTCAATAATATGGATCAGTTGTTCCATCTAGCTTCTGCTTTTAATCAAGATCTGTCTTCTTGGTGTGTTCCAAATATTAGTGGAGAGCCTAGTAATTTCAGCACAGGCGCTACAAGTTGGATTTTGCCAAAACCTGTATGGGGTACATGTCCATAATGAAAATTTCTTTAACATTATTAGAAACTCAACAAGAGATATCAATAAAGATAGGTAACGCATTATTGCCTGATTTAAGAAAAATTTTTGCCAAAGGCATTAAAAATATAAGAACTGAATTGCCAAATATTGTTAATACGGCTATTATTAATACTCCAGAGTATAATTCCATCTTATCTGGTAAATTACGATATGAATTTGGTATCAGAAACTCTTCTTCAAAATTAGCTGGATTATTAGATACTTGGTCTAGAAATATTTATGTTGTATCTACTCCTCCGTCTGTTATTAGTGGTGGAAAAATTATTGGACAGTTTAGTGCGTCTATGATTAAGGTGGATTTTAGTGATGTCTTATATACCGAGTACGCTGAGGTGTATGATGATATGAGAGGTTATAGTTTACCTTGGTTAGAATGGCTGCTTTTAAACGGCAATAGAACTATAGTTAGAAACCATAAAGTCGTTTATGAAAATAGTCCTCGCTCTAGAACTGGCAAGGCTTTAATGAGACCCAATTCACAATCTTGGTCAGTTCCAGCTGAATTTGCCGGCGATAGGAGAAATAATTGGATAACTAGAGCTTTAGATAAAATTGGACCAGAAATAGACACATTATTAAAAAAGGTTTTTTAAAATGGTAAATTGTAATAACAATACATGTTTTAAAAGCGTTAATAATATATCAGATGACTTTCTTCTTAATATCCTAGAAAGTAATTTTAAGACTTTTTTTGATTGGTCTTTCTTACAAATTGGAGCATGGTTTGACGCTAATATCAACGACTATACTTTTTTTAATTCGAATGTTGAACACTCAACTTTATTGCCTGTTGCTGACGAGTCCTATACAGATGGACAAGTTTGGCAAGGAATTAGGAAAGATTGGGTTTGGGAAAACGATGTTGTTTTTAATGGTACTACTCCAACAAGTATTTCTGGAATATACGTTAATGACTCTTACATACCAAAAAACGATAGTTATTTTGTAGATTATCCTAATGGAAGAATCATATTTGAAGAACCGCAAGATATTACTTCTGTAGTCAGATTAAATTATAGTTACAAAAATATACAAACATATAGAGCTAGTGATAGTCCTTGGTTTAATGTAATTCAGTATAATACATTTGAGACAAATAATCCAGATATCAGCAGAACAGACGATGGAAGCTGGAACATTTCTGGAAATCACAGAATACAATTACCAGCCATAGTCATAGAATCTGTTGCTCGTTCTAGATCCAAAGGATATGAATTGGGAAATGACAATTTACTACTAGAACAAGATATCGCTTTTTATGTACTAGCAGAAAACAAAAACGACAGAAATAAGCTCTTAGACATACTAAGACTGCAACAGGATTTGCACATTTCTTTGTATAATACCAACGATTTAGCCAAAGACGATAAATACCCTTTAGACTATCGAGGAGATAAAAAAGCTAATTCTTTAATGTATCCAGATATTGTCAATGATTATGCATGGAGAGTCTGCTGGATTAAAGATGTTAGTTTATTCGAAATTGACTCGATTAACCCTAATTTTCATCAGGGTTTAGCAAGGGCGACGGTTGAAATAATTTCTGACTAAAAGCTATATTTTTGTGTATATTATTGTTAACCAAGCTAATACTAAATTCTAGCGACTTTAAAATAAATAAAACGGAGATAAAATATGGGTACTAACAGACGTGTTTATTATGCTATTCAACAAGTAAAGATAGGCAATGGCGGTAGTGCCACAGCTGTTCATGGATTACAAAGCGTTGGTATCACTACTAATTTTAATCTAGAACAAGTGTTCGAGCTTGGTCAGTTAGAAATCTATCAAAACGTTGAAGAAGTGCCTGACGTAGAAGTTACGCTTAATAAAGTGTTAGATGGATATCCATTAATTTATGTTTTAGCAACAGAAAAAGGAGATCCAGGTTCTGATAACGCTACTTTATCTGGTAGACAAAACGCTAGAGCTAATGTCGAATTAAGTATCTTTAATGACAATAAGAATAGTGCAACTGGAGATTCACAAACTTCTGTGCTTTGTGGTGGCATGTATGTTTCTAGCGTTAGTTACACTTTTCCAGTTGATGGAAATTTCACAGAAGATGTGACATTGGTTGGTAACGATAAAGTTTGGGGCGCTGCTGTTAGTGGTGCGTTTACAAATAATGACGACAGTCCTTTGGCTTCTACTAAAGTTGGTCGTAGACAATATCTTAATGTCTCTAATTGTCGTTTCCCTTCACAGATTCCAGGTATTGATGAGAGCGGAGTTATTGGTTCTAAAGTCGCAGGTAGTGGTTTTGGTGCCCACTTCCAAAACATTACAGTAAGTTGTGATTTGGGTCGTGAAGCTATTAATGAATTAGGAAGTTTCGCTCCTTATCATCGTTACGTTACATTCCCAGTAGAAGTGACATCAGAATTTGAAGTTGTTGCTAGCGAAGAAGGCGATCAAATCCAGGCTTCTGAAGAAGGCTATTATGGCGCTGATGGTACTGCATACACCGGAACTGGGGCCTGTGATTATAGATTCAATCTATTAGACCAGGGAGTTTATCTAGAAACATGCGAAGGCACTAGAATTAATCTAGGAAGAAAGAATAAGCTCACTTCTGTAAATTACACTGGTGGAGACACTGGTGGTGGTAATGTTACTGTTAGTTATAGTTATACTACTTACAATGATTTTACAGTTGCTCATTCTGGTGGGAGCTATTATGACACCGTAAGCTCAAGCGGATTATACTGAAGAGATCAAGCTGGCTCGTCACCGGATGGGCCAGCTTCCCCTGATCCTTTGCCAGATACATAATTGATTTTAGGAATTTTTATGGATGATAGAATTGTCAATCTATATTTATCCAGAATATTATCTGGATACTATATATTTATTTTTCAAAACCAAAGATATAAATTAGTTTATCCTACAATAGATATCAAATACCAAGCTGAAATTTTGGCTCAGGAAGAATTTGATAAGAATAAATATAATGGCTGGATGACAAAAGAAACATTATTGTATTCTCTTGTGTCTTTAGGAATATGGCCACATAATGGAGATAAGGAATTATCTAAACTAGAAGAACAAATAGAAAACTTAAAAGTAGATCTATATAAGAATTTCTTTAATAAGGTTAGACAAAAGAATATTCGAAAAAGTTTACAAAACTACAAAAAGCAATACAATATCTATTATAATAAAAGACATTCTTATGATCACATAACTATAGAAGGATATTGCGAAAACATTAAAAATGAATTCATACTTACCAATAGTTTGTATAATCAAGAAGATGATTTAGTTTTTGGTTCACACAATATAGACACAAATTTACTAAAAGATATTTCGTTTTATATATCGCAAAATACGATAAGCATTAGTGATTTTAAAACTATAGCCAGAAGTGCCGTGTGGAAGAATTATTGGTCAGTTAATGAAAATAATTTATTTGATAGGCCAACAGTCAACTGGACAGACGAACAGAAAACTCTTGTAGTTTTAACCAAAATGTATGAGAACTCAAGAGAAAGCCCTGACTGTCCTCCGGACGAGGTTTTTGAGGATGATGATGTTTTTGATGGTTGGATGATTTCCGAAAGACGAAAAATGGAAGAGGAAAAGAAAAAAAGAAGAACAGAAAAAAGTTTACCAGGGAAATTAGACAAAGCCCAAGAAGTATTTCTTATGGCTGGGTCTAAAGAAGAAGCAGAAAACATATATGATCTCAATGATCACGAAAATAGACAAATTATAAAAGAAAGAAATCAATTTATACAATACAGTAATAAAAAGGGAGATAAAGAAATAGCCGTAACTAAATTGCCAGATATACAAAGAGATATTATAACACAAAGCAATGAGCTTAGAAAGAACAGAGGGAAATAATGAATCAGGACATCGCTACCCTGCTAAAAAAACGATTTCAAACAACCATGATAGGTGCTCTTTATGAATTTGAAAAAACTTTTGGGTATCTATGGGGTTATGATAAAGATGAGTCTATAGAGCTTACAGAAAAAGAAGAAAAGTTTCTAGATCTTTGGGAAGACACAAGAAATAACATACTCAATAATGGTAATAATCAACTCAGAAAAGCATTGTCTGAAATAGATAATATGAACGGTCAAGTCAAGTACAAATACAATTTTAATACTAGGAAAGGATAATTATGAAATCTAGAGAATTTACAGTTACAGTCAACGATACAGAAAAAACAGTTGTTGTAAATAGCCCATCGTCAAACGATCAAAAGGAAGCTAATAAAGTATATAATACTGCTTTTACCGATGCGCTCAAGTCTAAAGCAGTAGTAAGGGCTAGATTAGACGATTTACTAGTAGATCAAGGTTTATGGGACGATAGTAAACAGTTGAAATTTGAAGAACTACAAAGAAAAATTTTAGAGAATGAAAAAGAACTAGCAAAAGGTGGTATCTCCCTATCTCAAGCCAGAAAACTTGCTTTGGAAATGAGGGAAAATAGATCTGAACTAAGAGAACTCATTTCGGTAAAAACAAATCTAGACACACATACAGCAGAAGGACAAGCTGATAATGCTAGATTTAATTTTCTTGTTTCTGCTTGTTCTTTTTATAAAGACGGAAATAAAAAGGTTTTTAACAATTATGAAGATTATCTAAATCGTCAGAACGAAAAAGTATCGATTAAAGCTGCGCAAACTTTAGCAAATATGATATATGGTCTAGATAATGATTATGAAAATAATCTACCAGAAAACCAGTTTTTGAAGAACTACAATTTTGTTGATGAAAAATTACGCCTCATCGACAAAGAAGGTAGACTTGTCGATAGCGACGGAAGATTGTTGAATGAAGATGGCAGATTTATTAACGAACAAGGAGAATTCATCGACAAATATGGTAATCTTCTTAATGAAGACGGTGAATACAAAGTAGAATTTACTCCATTTTTGGATGATGAAGGAAATCCTGTTTCTCCTCCTAAAACCCCAGAAAAGAAAGAAGAATCACCAAATGAAGTTGAAGAAAAATCAGAAAGCTAATCATTTAATTAGTGTATTATAATACTAAGCAATAATCAATGATCCCCAATATCTTGTAACACAGGTTTTGGGGATTCTTTTTAGGAAATTTAATATGGCAACAGCTTTCAATTTAACTGCTCAAATTAATTTGCAAGGACCAGCGAACCTTAAGCAAACGGTTTCTAAGATTAAAAAAGAGTTTGCTGGTATTGATACAAATATTAATGTTAAAATTGATAAGAGAGCCGAAAAATCTGTTCAAAATGTAACAGCAAGATTGAGGACTATGAGCAGTGTTATTGCTCAAGTGAATAAAAACACTAAGGATTTAAATGTTAGTTTATCAAGTTTATCAAGTTCTTTAGGTACTGTCAAATCTGTTTCTAATACTGCCAGTAAAGGTATAGACAGAATTGCTGATTCGACTTCGTCTGTTGCCAAAGAGGTGAAAGTAGCTCGTACAGAGATAGAGGAATTCGGAAGGCAGGGCGCATTAGCTATTAGAAGATTTGCTGCTTTTAGCGTTGTTTCTGGTGCTGTTTTTAAGCTTACCAATGCTATTACTAGTTCTTTCGATAGTTTTGTTAAATTGGATAGGCAACTCATTAGACTGCAACAAGTTACAGGTAAAACAGCTTCCGGGCTAAGAGGATTGGAAAAAGAAATAGAGTCTTTATCGGTCAGTCTTGGTTTAGGAGCAGACACCCTAGCAGAAACTGCTGTTACTTTGGCTCAAGCTGGATTGGCTGCAGACGACGCAAGACTAGCTTTGAGAGCTCTAGCAAAAACAGAACTCGCTCCGTCATTCGAAAATATACAAAAGACAGCAGAAGGCGCTATTGCTGCCATGAGACAGTTCGGTATTGCAGCGAGTGAGCTAGAAAAAGTTTTGGGTTCAATTAACGCTGTATCCGCTCAGTTTGCTGTTGAATCCGGAGATATTATTGCTGCTATTCAGCGTACTGGTGGTGTATTTGCGTCTGCTAGTAAAGGAGTAAGCGAAGGAACTGATGCTTTAAACGAATTTATTGCTGTGTTTACCAGTATTCGTGCTACTACTCGTGAAAGCGCTGAGACTATCGCTACTGGATTAAGAACTATTTTAACTAGAGTGCAAAGAGCAAGTACAATTGACCAGCTAAGAGATTACGGCATAGAACTGCAAGATGCTGAAGGGAAATTTATTGGCGCTTATAAAGCCATAGAGGCATTAAGTGCAGGGTTAAGCGGATTAGACCCCAGAAGTGTTAGGTTTGGCCAAATCGTTGAAGAATTAGGCGGTTTTAGACAAATCGGTAAGGTGATTCCGCTTATTCAGCAATTTGCAGTCGCTCAAGAAGCACTCAAAGCTGCTCAACAAGGACAAGGAAGTTTGGCGACGGCACAAGCTAAAGCACAGCAATCTCTGTTCGTACAAATAGCTAAAGTAAGGCAAGAATTTGATGCTTTGATTAGAGGAATAGCAAAAAGTACTACTTTCCAAAGTCTTTTAAAAATAGTATTAAGTTTATCTAGTGCTTTTATCAAATTAGCTGGTGTTTTTAAACCTATATTACCTATCTTAGGGATTCTAGGTGCAATTAAGGGAGTTAGTGCGGTAGGACAATTTGCTACTGGCTTTTTTGGCGGTTTAAAAAAGGGGGGTGGGGCACAAGGTGCTGGGGCTGGGTTGGCTGGAGGTATTACTGGAACCAAAGAAAAAGAAAAAGCAGACGCTGTTTCTAGAGCAGCTGACGCAACCAGAAGTAATACAGAAGCTCTAAAAAACCTTACGACGTCTGTTAATAATCTAACTACCAAAATTAATAGTTTAGGATCTTCTCAAAAAACTTCTACTATTTTGGGGCCAACAGGACAACCTTATAGATTTGCTTCTGGAGGTGTTGTTCCGGGGCAAGGAAACCGAGATACTGTTCCGGCAATGCTGACTCCTGGTGAGTTTGTGATTCGTAAGAAAGCTGTTGAAACTATTGGTGCTGGTAATCTTCAGAAGATGAATAAATATAGTTGGGGTGGAAAAGTTAAAACATTGGCAGATGAATATACAAGCATACAAAATATTGATAACTATGAACAATTTGAAGACGATATTGTTAGAGATAAATCAAAATTTATTCAAGTAGAACCAACAGATCAAGATAAAAAAGCGTTCAAAGCTATCAAAGCTTTTACCAATTCCAAGAGATTTGAGAAATTTGTTCAACAGAAATATAATTTAGGAAGCATAGCATCAGGACGTTTTGATTATTTAGATTTCCCGGATTCTAGATCAGAAGCAAAATTTTTACCTTTTGGTGAAACATACAGCAATTCTGAAAAAGGAAATACCCCAAAATCTATTGCTGCTAAAAATTTCTTATTTGAAAATAGTGCTTATCAACCTAATACAAAAAATAAATCAGTTAAAGAAATAGAAACTGTCAACATGACAGAGCCCGTAAATACATACTGGGCAGATCCTAAGGATTTCTATAATCTTGGTGGATATATTAAAAAATACGGCATTGGTGGAGGAATATTAGCAACCGATACTGTTGGTGCCGCTATTATGGAAGAAGCAGGAAATCTTACCCCTACTATAATCTCAGGCAGT